GAGTGCCGTCTTTATTTTTTATACCGTCAATAATTCTAGCCTGACGTACATTATTCTTTTGTAAAGCATCTGCCTTAAGAAAAGAAAGAGCATCTTCTAAGTAAGTGTTTTCAGCATTAGGGTTATGAGCCTTAAGAATAGAGGCTTGCATTAATACTTTCTTTAATACTTTAGCATTTCTTGCTTCCATTTTAAGAGAGTATTCAAGGTTGCTTTCTAAACTACTTGAAGGACTCCAGTTATCAGCAATAGGTGTTCGTCCTCTGACTTGTGGCATAGCAGGATTAAGACCTTGACCTCCTGTTCTTACTTCTTGACCTACTGTATCATCTCCAAACATTTCATAGCCAAGCAACCCTAATAAACTTCCCGCTGTTGTTGATCTACCAAGACTAATCGGAACATCTTTTGTTGCAACATTAGCGTACTCCCCAGTTTTTCCTCCTTTAATCCCACCTTTTCTTAATATTCTAGGAAACAATGCCGCCGCTCCTCTTCCTAATAGTCCGTACATTATACTCTCCTATGCAAAAGGTAAACTAACAAATGACTTATTACCTCCACCAAAGGCCGAGCCGTATGGTGTTGGAGGTGGGCCACCTTGAGTACCTGCAATTAAATTAGATAAAAACATTGCGTCAAGAAATCCAAACTCATCTTCCTCTTCTGCCACAGGCATTTGCCTAGTTGGAAGTAAAGCATCAGGAGACATTGGCCCTGCAATTTGTTCTCCTCTTGAGGTTGCAGGTTTATAAGCTTCTCGCCCTGTTCCTGTACCTCTAGCAATTGTTGGAACTCCAAACATACCTTCAGGTATTCCTCCTCTACCACGTTGAGGATCGAAATCAGGAGTGCCCGGGTTACGTACAAATTGTTCAGGAGGATTTACATACTCAGTATACATAGGACTTTCTTCTGCTTTCTGCCGCCAATAATCTCCTACTTCTTGAAAAAAGTCATATGATTTATCTCCCGGTTTATAACTAAATAAATCCTTAAGTTTATCACCAAATACACCTACTCTATCTGCTTCACTTGGTGGCCTTGTTGTCATTAGTGTTTGCATATCCAACTGAGGCGAAAAAGATTGTGTTGGATCAGAGCCTATACCTGTTAAGTTAAACATTTTTTTTGCAAATTCCGCTTTTCTTTGGGCGGCTAATATTTTTAACTCTTCTTCTGTCATATTATTCTCCTAAGGCTTGGTTAAAAAACTTGACAAACCACTGGCCGCCGCCGCACCCATTGGCCCACCAAGTGCCATACCTGCTCCACCTGCTAACGCAGTAACAAGAGGACTAGGCCCAGAAGGGCCAGTAGCAGTAACATTACTACCATAGTCACCAGAAATAGCGGCAAGGTAATTCTGCAATCCAATCGTAGGCAGTTGAGAATCGTAAGCGTATTTATCCATAGCACTCTGTATTCCTTTCTGCTCCATAGCCTGACGTTGCTGACCAACAGTATCCATTGCTCCAAAGGTAGACAAAGGTGCAGACATAATTGTTGGGTACTGACCAAGATAACTTGTTCCAACACCTGCTCCTGCCGCTCCCTGTTGCTGACCAAACTGTTGCGCTCCAAGACCCATCTGTGCCGCGTCCATTCTACGGCCCTGCGCTTGGTTGTACGCCTCAAACTCTGCTTTAGCAAGGTTATCATTAATGTTCTGTTGAGCGGACGCTATAGCGTTAGCCTGAACGATGTCGCCTCTAGTGCTTCCTCCCGGCTGATACTGTACAAGAGATGATCTAATCTCCGGTAATACATTACCAGTTAACTGACTCATTGCTTGGTTTCTATAAGCATCCGCTAATGGATCAAATGTAGAAGCATCTACTTCACCACTAAGAAGTGTGTTATACTGTGACTCACTAAACGGAGTAAGACCTGCGTACTGTGCGCTAGTCTGTGGGCCTCTTAAAGAAGCGCCATAGTCCATTAAGTCTCTACCGTATCCAAGTCCTTGTAACTGTGTAGTTTCTGCACCTGCTTGAAGGTTTGCAGTTCTAGGGCCAGTAGCATAAGATAATGTTCCAGTCTGTGCCGCTTGACTAGCAGGATCAAATGGAGCCATACGAATCCCAGTATAATAACTAGGAGTCATTTTGCCTGTACTGTATAAATCTTCTGCTCTAGCAAAGCCTGTCTTTAGATAGTCTTTCTGAGCGTCCCACGGTTCTGTCCGTGTAGTTTGTGTTTGACTTCCTCCTGACATATATTGCTCCTATTCTTTTATTAGTTCAACGCCAACAAGGATTGGTTCAAAACTATCAATTCCTTCTGGAAAATATGGGTAGTAATCAAATGATCCCATGTCTGATTCATAACCTGATCTCTCCCATCCAGTTCTAGGGCTAGTGTACCTGTATTTAGGATAGACATACTTGTATCCTTCTACAGAAGGCATTGGTAAACCTGATGATGGAGAGCCTGTAGTTGGGCCTGAAGCGGTTGATGTAAAGTCTTTGTTCCAAGCAGGTGCTTTATCAGGTACAAATCCATATTTGCCTGTAAGCCCGGCTAATTCAAGGAGTCCCGGAACACTAGACATTGACGATCTAGCCATTCCTTCAGCACTTATGGGGCTGTAATCTGCCGCTAATAGTCCCGGTGCTAACGGTTGTGATATAGGTGTTACTGCCATTTGTCTTTAATATCCTTTGTTATGACTGAGTATTCGTGATCCCAGTCTAGTTTTTTTGCTAACCCTTTTCTTGTCCATGCTTCTAAAGCAGAACACTCTCTTCTTATTGCAAATCCTTCAATAACTTCTTCAAAACTTTTCCAATACTCGTAGTCGTGACCATTCTTGGTAGCAAATGTAATCACTCTTAATAATTTTTTCCTTGGGTATGTAACAATTTCTGTAGTACCTGCACAGAATATCTCACCATCTTTTAACCCTACCCATAAGGTTTGTTGTTCTGTCATAACCATTCTTCTAACGTCTTGAGAAAGAAGTTCTCCGTTAGAATAACTTAATGCTATATCAATTAAAGGTTCCACATCTTCCCATATGTAATCTATATCGTTAGGGTCAACAATAAGAAGTATAGGTCTATCTTTAGGTATAGGTACTGGCTCAGATATTAAAGTTTTGTCCATGCTGTTCCATTAAATAAGTATACGCCTTCACCACTGCCTGGATTCCAATCAGTTCCATCAGCATATCTAATGTCACCTGCTCTAGGACGTTGTGGCTCCTCATGTATTCTTTCTAATCTAAATGTAGCCTGATTGTAAAGAATGCCTCCAAGACGTTTTAACTCTGTTACAAGGTATATACCAAGGTCTTCCACGTTTTCAGGTAAAGGGCCGGGTTCATATAGCGTAACACTTTTTTGTACTCTATCAATATAAGTTGGCATTAATAAGACCTTGATCCTCTGGTTCCAACATTCTTAACGTCAATAGCATAGCCGTCTAACTCCCAATCCATGTCAGTAGTAGACTCAAACTTAACAGCGTATAACTTACCAGTACCTCTTACAGATACTTTAGACTGGGTATTAGGATTAAATGTAGTAGGCGCATTCCATGTAATACCTTCTTCAGTAGACATAGAAGTACCAAGGTACACATTAATTGCATTGTCAGCACTAATAGACATCTTAGGATATATAGCACTAATTCTTTTTACAGAGTGTTGGTCTGGAGTTCCTTGTTCATTTAACGTAAGCCCACTTCTTTCTATAAAAGAGTTCATATCAGTGGTGTCTTCTTTGTTTCCAGAGTTATCTCTATATAACTTAGGTGTGCCTACAACAGTGCTAGGGTCAGAAAATAAAAGAACCTTATCCTGAAGGTCGTAACTCATAGTCCAAGGGCCAGTAGCCTCTGCCCATGATCCAGTAGTTGTTGCCCAAGTAGTTGCTCTAACAGGGTTTCCTACGTTTCCATAACCAATGTGAGCAACGTCAGGTAAATCCCTAATTGTAAAAGTGTTAGTAATATAATTCCATACTACCGCTTTATTAGGTTGTTCAGTAGATGCACCGTCAGCAGTAAAACAAAATAGTATTTCTGTTCTTCCGTAGTCAGCCACAACAAAACATTTATTAGTCTGCTGTCCATCAATAGACTGAAACACATACTCTTTAAGTTTCATTGGGAGGATTGGTTTAATCCTTTGCCCATCATTAATATAGAAGTTACCTTTACCAAAGAT